CATGTTATCGCCATAACAATTGTCCCATTGCTCGCAGTCAGCAGGGCAGGTGGCTCGTTCCTCGAGTGTAAGCGAGTACATTGTCATGCCTTGCCACATTTTGACGCTAACTTTGTCTCCTAGTTTTTTGTTTTGTTTGCCGCGCTTTAGCATGTTTGGGCTCGGCGGTTTTACTCCTTTCAGGAATCGAGTTTTTGGCGGCCGCAAGTTTACGGCTGGGATTAGGTTCTCTGCTAAGGATGTCATTTAATATCTCCTGTCGTAGTTCGGCAGCAGTTGCCCTGTCACATTTCGTCATGATTTTGATTTCGGATTTCTTTAAGCGGTGCGTAGACCAGTACTCAGCTTCAGCGGGGTCGGTAACCAGCTTATATTCAACAAGCTGGCCCTCCCGTTTGTAGGTCATTTCCACGCGCTTATGATCCACGAGGTGTTTCGACCCATACTGCTTGTACGTATGGAAACCGTTTTGACTTGGCAAGGTGCAGCTCTTGTCGATTGACAGTTTTTTTGAGGACGTAGAGCACAACAGAGATGATTAGACCACCGAGCATTGCAGCCATCATGCCGCCGTAGGTACCGGCGAACATGGCCATTAAAAAACCGGTGGCCGCAATATCAATAGGGATGTCGTAACTAACAACTTTGCTGATACCAAGTTTAAATAGCAGAAACAGCAGTGCTGCGGCGGAGATAATTCCGGCTAAGATCATAGATAATTCCTATACAAGTAATGATGAATAAAACAACTTCAATGGATTGGACTGCGAGGATTAAGGTTTCAATCATTTGGTCTCCGTAGATGGAAATACGCGAGGGTCAGCACGGCACCGACAAGCGCCAAAGACATGACGCTTAGTGCTGCGAGATTCGCAAAGTAAGTGAAAAGAATGGCTGCACTAATGGCGTAGCCGATATACATCAAAAAGTTTTTAAGTAGTTTTTTCATGAGGCTTCTCTATTTACATATTTCATATGGATCAGTTGAATTCCGATCGGGAATAAAAAAGCCCCACCGAAGTGGGGCAAGGTCTTACTTCAAAAGGGAGCTGAAATAAGTCGGTTAGCTCACACCCCAGGTGCATTCTGGTTCGTCACCTTTACGATGAGGACACCATCTGCAGCTGTCTTTGCTGGGTGTTGGAGCAAATTCTGTTTCAGTTGTCATTTTCACTGCACGCCTGTGGAACCCTGGTGCGAAGACCATTGCTTGCTCACGCGTGTAGGTCTTTTTGGTAGTCTCACCTTTATCGAGATACCAGAACTCAACTTGTACAAACTGTAAGTGGGGGTATCTGAAGAAGGTGCCAATGGCGTAGAGCAGGCCTTGTTGCCCGTGGGATATTTCGTTACCCCACTTTTTGCCTGTCTTGTAGTCAATGACTCTAGCGGATGTATCGTCTTCTTGGACTAAGGCGTCGAGTTTGATACGCGCCCAGGTTTCTTTTTGCATCCAGCCGACTGTTGCCCAGTCGAGATCGAAACCCCATTCGCCTTCGTTTTCTACTTTGGCTTGCGCATAGAGTTCACGTAGTTCTTCAAACTCGTCTTTAAACTTGTGTAGCGAATCGTGCATTTCACCGGCGGTGCCATCAACATAGTCTTCAGCGTATTGGTGGATCTGCGTACCACGATCTGCAGCTGGGTTGCTGGGTTCTTTAACGCCTTTTACGCGGCTGATATATGTGCGGTAGGCGCACTCTTCATAGACTTTGAGTGCTGAGTAACTCCATGCTCTAACATCGCCCAGCTTTTCTGGTTTTTCGAAAGCAATTACGTCGTCCGGTCTCGTATCCTGAGTTAGCTTAATCATTTACTTTCCTAGTAGTAGCAAGTAGAAATATTAGTATAGCTAATATTGCTACTTGACGGCAAGTAACTTGCGGTCCTTGGTGTCAAAGTACTTGTTGGTCACTTCTTCGTACTGTTCGCATTCGAGTCTCCAAGATGTAACAACACCATATATTCCGCCAGAGTTTCGAGGAGCGCCGTGTACGCGTTTTCGTTCTTTGGTTACACCACAACGCGCTGCTTTCTTTTGGAACTCACGTTGAGACAGGCGGTTATCAGTTAGCACGCCATAGACAACACGCAAGTGTTCCATCGGTATAACGGAGTAAGGCCACTGAGATTCTGCGACCCATTGTTTAACGATCTTTTGAGCGGTGGTGATCTCTTGTCCCTGCATTACATTGGTAAGGCTGATGTCTAATATATCCATAAAGAATAAGAGGTTGCCGTGTCTTACTGCAGCGAAGAACTCTTCCATTACAGACATCGTGACTTGTGCCATCTGCGCTTTTGCGTTGTTAGCAATCGGAGTGCGCACGAGCTGTTTGTTAACTTTGTAATTACGGAGTAGGGCAGCAAACTTATGTAGTTCTGAGCTGATGTCATCGATACCGTCGATGACTTCTGGATACACATGTTCGAGCTTTTGCTCCTGGCGAGGCGCGATGTTGTACCTGCGATCGCCTTCTTCAATTTTTACTGCGTCCATCCTGTTGGTCAGGAAGATGAAGTTTGTGTAGTTAGGCATCTCAACCTGATTCGACCGCATCGCACGGATAGTCATGGTGTTTTCTGTAATAGCGTTCTTGAGTTTGTCGGCAATCTTCATGGTGCCTGAGTTGGCTGAAGCCATATGGAACTCGTCAACCACCAGGAAGAGTGCCTGCCTCATGTATAAGTTGAACTGCTCTTCGATGTTCTGCAGTGCGCGCATTGGCACATGCTCGTAACCAAACAACGGTCTTAGTACTTTGGTGTAGAAGATACCTTTACCGGTACCTGGCACGCCTTGCAGGACCCATGCAGTCATTGCTTTCTTTTTGGTCTGGAAGATGTAAGCCAACCAGTTGGTGAAGTGTTCAACTTCTAGTGCTTCACCTCCTAAGATGTGAGTCATCAACTTGTAGATCAGTGGACATGAGTCAGCGATTTTAGGTGCGTCACCTATGCTTAGCGGTTCGTGCTTACGGTTCGACAACATGTACTCCGTTTTACGGAACATGTTGATGTGATACGGAACTTTGGTCAGGTTAACAGCAGCATCTTCTGAGGCTGGGTCGAATACGACACGGGCATCAGGTATGTAATCAGGTTTGCTGCGACCATGAGATCGCATAAATCCTTCGATGCTTGAGGATGAGCATGGCATCAGTGGGAACTCATCGTTGAATTGATTGAGATTAGGGTCGAATACCCCGTTGTAGTACGTATCTGTGTAGAAGTCGCGCAATGCTATAGGGAAGTTAGCGCGTCCTTCTTTCTCCATTTCTTCTTGGTACACATCAAACAATGACTTGTAGAAGTCAGGGTCTGCCTGCTCGATTGACCAGATGGGTTCACCTTTAAAGTTGAACATGTACGTTGGGTCTTCGAGCTTGAAGTAATAGGCATTGCTGTCGCCGCCGTTAACGTTGCACCGGATGTATGGCGGGTTGCTGTCGTCTGCTATTGCGATCGACATGCGGTCCGGATTAGTCAGGATCTCTTCCGACTTATTGTCGACGGTAGCTATGGTTAAGCGTTCTTTCTTAGCTTTAAAGCCACGCTGTGTGCGTAGTTTGTTTTTGTGCTCATTGCTTTTTTGATACACGACTTCTGGGCTGATATCACCCATAAGCCCTGCTAGATCAAGCGTCTCCGTAATACCGGAAACGCGCACGACCCGCTCAGAAGAAACACTGAACGGGTCATGGGTTCCGTCTTCAAAGGTAGGAGGTGCAATGAAGATCAGTTTTGAGTTATCAGCTACGCTGGTGTCGAGTGGGTACTTTAGAGAGTGTCCATTACTAGACAGTTCTAGCTGCGACGAGAACAACTTAGACTCAAAATTACAGTTCTGTAGCCACAACTTAATTGCCTTAGCAGGCATGGCGTGTTCTAGCAGAATAAATATATGTAGCGACACTTTGTCGCCTTTCAAACCCAGACTTGCGGACGCCTGCGCGAGGAAGCTGCAGTCCTGCACGGCCGGAGGTAGCTCGCGCATTACGGCTTTTGCCAGAGTGCTGACATCTTTGTCAGTAAAATTCTTAGGGTTTGTATGACCAGGTATTGTGATTCCATCTATGTCTAGCACGAGCAGACTCGAGTAACCGATACGGTCGGTTTTCCCTGCGCGTGATTCATTTTGTATGGATCGTTTGAGATTACCTTTGAGGAGGCAGTGTCCTTGCTCACCGTGTTGATTGATGAGCTTTTCTAGCATTGCTAGACCGGTTGAATCGAGAGGTATAGTTTCTTCGTGTGAGGTTACGTTTTTTACGTGTGGGTACGGGGTGAATCCTTTTTGGGGACAGTGATGCTTACTTAGCCGCATCCCGTTAGCGGCCTCCAAGAATGTAAGTTGCATAGGCTCCTCCTACAGAGACAGCGATATTAGCATAAGTATTAGTACTGTGGCTAATATCTATTTGGTAGGAGCGTTTTTGTCGAATACTTCCTGTCGATCAATCCTGATCTTGTTATCCGCTTCGAATGTTAGGCGGACTTGATTCCTGTCAACTTTTGATATTTTTACTTCCGCAAGAACGCCGTCGTCATCATGAAGGATGACTTTCTCGTTGATCTTTCTTGTTAGTACTAAACGTGACATAGATTATTTGCTGTAACTAACGTCGTAGCCCCCTTCTGCATCGAGGGGAATGTCTTCTGCCCATTTGGGTGGTACACACATATGGGCAATAAGTTTGTCCATTGTATCACTAGGACTATTAGCTTTGCTAATAATCACGATTTCATCGTGGACGGTGAGCACGACATCAGCATCAAGCTCAGGGTCTTTCTGGATCCGTAGCATTGCGTCGGTCACAATAATTCGTGATAGTGCTTGAACGACGTTTTCTGCGATGCGTCCGCCCCATGTAGATTCTTTGTGGCGGGCACCGTCATACACGAGCTTGCCTAGCTCATATCGCAGATTGTTGTAGTGCAAAGCCATACCGTTAGGTAGATGTATTTTACCTTGGTGAAAACAAAGGCCGTGCCAAGTCTCGTCATACGCTGGGTTAATTGTATTGGCTAGCTTTAGCTCTAGCTTTTGCCATAACAAAGGTATACCTGAGTATGTACTGCGGTATGTATTTACTACGTTGTAGGCTTCGTCAGTAGTGAATGTCATGGGTGGGCCCATAGCACCAGCTTCTAATGTCGTCTGGAACTTAGTTGCGCCCATGCCGTATCCGAGACCGAGCACAGCTGTCTTACCAACGAAACGTTCTGTTGGGTCGTCGTGCTTGTTAATTGGGCGGTCGTAGATTACTGATGCGAGGTTGCTGTAGATGTCGTCGCCATTGCGGAACTGATCGAGTAGATCGTCTTCGTCTGCAAGCCAAGCAAGCATACGGGCTTCGATGTTTGATAAGTCGGCAACAAACACAAGATGTCCGTCAGGAGCACACAACGCTTTGCGCAGCTCAGAGTTGCGCGGCATGTTCTGCATATTAATTTTTTCAGTACCGCCGAAACGGCCGGTATGTGCTGCGTAATAACGAAGCGGCACGCTGATGGTCCCGTCGTCATGTGTTGCATCAATGAAGCGTTGAGCCCTGGTCTCGGCGATGCGACTCTTTACTGCTTTACGTGCATCCCATACATGCTGGAACTGGGGGTACATGTTCTGCATTTGTTGGTAAGCCTTGTCACTTTTACCTAATGCAGGGATGTCTTTGCCTGTAGTAGGGCTGACTTTGGTCGGCAGTACTAGGCCCATACTATATATGTGTTCTGCAAATTGTTGATTGGAGCTTAGTACTTTGCGGCACACGCCTGCTGCATCGATGAGGGCTTCATTGGCCGCGATTGTTTCATCACGGAACTTGGTTAGTCGTTCGCGGTCCACGATCAGCTTTGGTTCGCAGAACATACGGCAGGTCATGTCGATCAGATCCATTTCTGATTGCGGCATTTTTGTTAGCCACTGTTGGTATATGGCGTAGGTAAGATCAACATCCTGTATACAGTATCCTGCGATAGATTCTTCCAACTCCGGATCGAGGTCGTAGATACCCTTTGCATCTGCGAGCTCTTCACCTTTACGCATGTGTTCGTCGTCAGGGAATGCACGTATTGCGCAGTCTTTTAAGCGTGCGCTTTGGCCAGGGAACAGACCGCGACTCATTGCCGCAGTATCGACGTAATACTTTGGTGTTAGTCCGTAGTATCTGGTCAAAATATAACCGTCGAATGGTGTGTTGTGGCAGATAAGCGTTGCGTCGTCCCAGTCCAGGGCCCGCAGCGCGTCTTCGCATTCTTCTTCGCCGTACCACTCTGTTGCATCTTGATTTATCTTGATGCCTACGCCCCACACTTTGAACTTCTCGTGTCGGACGTAGTCCATGGTGGTCAGCTTAGTTAGAGACACTTTGGTGTCGAAGTATGTCTCAAAGTCGAGGGTTACCAGCATTAAAAGTCTGCTCCATTAGATTCGTGCTGGGCGTATATCTCGCCTTCGATAGACTTGAAGCGGGCTTTGAGCTCTTTATAGGCTTCTGGCATACGAGACTTCATCCACACGGTGGTGTAGGTGTGGAATTCAGGGCTGATCATGTCGTCGTCTAAATCAGGTATTGCTTGAAAGTAATCTTTGGTGTCCATAGCGCCCTCCTGGGTGGAATATGTCGATAACATCAAGTTTCTTTTTGAAAGCCTTGTATTCTTCATGAGTAAAGACATACAAGTTGCGTTGGAGGTCACAAGCTAAGTAAGCGGTTTTACCTAGCTTGGTTTGTATGAAATGACCTTCTTCTACAGCTGCTTCGATATCTGTGAAGCAGTTACTCATTTTCTTCTGTGACCATTTCGGTCAGTTTGTTTAGATACCAGCCTGCTTTTTGCAGGTCTTCTACCTGCTTACCTTTGTAGTCGTAGCGCCACAGGTATTTCATGCAGTTTCCTTTGAGG